CGAACGATGTCACCCATTCAGTCATACCAACTTTAGGCTCTTTAACATAACCACCAGGATAAGACTCTTTATGCTTACGTGTTGAAGGCGGCACAGCAATCTTTCGCTCACTAAGATATCTATAAATGATTGAATCCCAGATACCAGTCGTACCGAACGCATCGTTGTAATTTACACCACCCTTGTATGCCACAATCAGTGCCAAGTCCATGAGACCTGTTTGTATGTCAATCTGATCTACTACCTGAACATCACGAATGTTATAGTCGATGAACTTCTGGTGATTGGCTTTATACAAGCCATGCAGAGAACCGTACTCAGAATAAGATAGCTTCTTAGTGCCTAGAACAACTGCGGCAATATTGTCTAGAGCATAAGATGCTTGATTGCCATAAGTGAAACCAAATTTCTGAAACAGATCAAAGTAATCGACTTGTTGAACACCATATATCTCATAAGCATCCATGTCTTTACCCTTGATGCCGATCTGTCGATATTTCGTAATGCCGAAAGGCGAGAACTGCTTAACAATCTTATCGCCAAGAATACGAGTAGTTCTGTTTATCATGTAAGGGATATCAAATAGCCGAATATTCCAACCAGTGATAATATCTGGACAATTGGCATGCCAGAAGGTTAAGAACTTAAGCATGAGGTCGGACTCGTCTGTACATAGACGATATTGTACCATGTACCCGTCTAGATCAAGCTCACAGTCTTCTAGTCGCCATTCACCTAAACCCCAAACGTGGTAAACTTTAGATGTGCTACTCTTGTATGCGATAGATATGATAGGATGCTTTGCTTCACCAGGCTCTGGAAAGCCATCATCAGATGCGACTTCAATATCTATATTACCGACATTGATTCGCTTTAGATCATATGAGATTGTGCCGGGATACTTATCCGCAATGAACTGAGCAACGTAGTTGTTGTTACCATATATCTTGAAGTTATCCACTGATTCGTATCGCTTATTGAACTCAGTAGCTTCGGACATAGAGTCTAACTGAATGGGCTCAACAGCGGCACCGTCAAACCCCTTCCATTCGCCAGGACCTTTAGTAGAAGGAACGTACATAGTTGGCTTGAATGGAAACTTCTTGGCAATAGGTTTGCCATCGTCATTATAGCCACGAAACAATATGTTATTGCCGTAGCGATTCACACAAGTGTAGAAACTCAAGATATTACCTCATTTTGTATATTATAGTTTACATTGTACAGTATAAGAAACGTTTTGTCAATGCAATTAGTCAGATCGTTCACCGTACCCGTAGTCGATGACTACAGGAAATCTTGGCACTCCATCTGGAGTTAGACCGAAGTATCTCAGTGTAGCCCAGGTAGGCGACTCACCTGTTTCCCAGAGCTTCTTCAGAACTTCTTGTGTTCCTCTGACTCCAGCACCACAAGTCTCACCACTAGGTAACACTAAAGCAAACTTCTTGACGTGACCTGCCCAATTGCCTTGACCTTCAAGCATAGTTACTACTGGAAACTCTTCAGTGATAAACTGCTTGCGTTTTAGCAAACCGTTTGATCTTTTGTTTTCGTAACGAGTATTTTGTCTTACCATTTGTCCCTCGTATCCATCAGTCATGTAGTTAGCATATAATTCATCTAACTCTTCCTGATCGACGGCTAAGGACGTTGGAACTTTCTTTAGATATAGGCAATTGCTGTTGATAACATGATCGATAACAGCAGATCGTATTGAGAACGAATCATTAGGCGACCTACTATCTTGTAGATCATAGACGTGGTATTGCACCAAGTTCTTAGACTCTTCTATATCCTCATCAGTAGACTTTAGCTTTCTCACTAATGAGGTAATCTTATTAAAGTCGTCCTTCAACTCTTGATTATATAGTTCGCCATCTAAAGTCATAGTTGGATTAGCATCTAAGATTGGCTTAACTGCTGACCAAATATGAGGACAACTCGTGATGGCTTTACCAGCACGTGTCCACAATCCACTAGAATTCGCAACACATCTAATGCCATCCAATTTAGGCTGACTATATCCAGATGTTACTTGAACTCTTTGCTTAGTGTAATCACCAGCAAGCATGGGCTTAAATTTCTCATACGTGTCTACGAGGTTAATGTCGGTAAAGTACTCCTTCTCAGATTTCTTGTCCCAATTAGCCTGTGCTTCCGCTTCAGCTTGAGTCAATGCACTGGTTGCATTACTTTTACCGACATTTTTAGGAGAGCTTTCTTTCCAACCAGATGTGACCAATTTGCCGTTTAATATTCCAGCAGTCGATCTAGTGCCTGCGCTCCAGGCATCATCGTATCCTATTTCGATAGTTAGCTCTCTGATTTTGCCTTTACTGTCTCGCTTGTATAAAGGTGGTAGTTGCTTGGTTATTCCATATTCCATAGTGTATATCTCTCTCAATTGAATGTCTATTATAGCACGGTTTTATAGAGTTGTCAAGCATTTAATTAAAACTATCTACCATCCTGTTTTGATCCTGGTATCAAATTGGTATTGCTTGCATTCTTTGATGGTAGCAGAAACGCCTTCATCGATTTCTTTTTCACATAGCTTATTCAATTTGGCATTACCTTCAATTGCGCTGATAGTGCCTACCGTTAGTATTACCCAAAATACAATAGTCATACTTTACTCCTTTTATAAATGTAAAAATGCGGAAGTTGTTAAACCTCCGCATTACAGACGTGTAATCATTCTTATGATATGCTACCCAGACAAGTAGCTATTACAAAGACACATAATCCGCTCAGTGCTAGTTGTGCAACTGCATCGCAGAAAGTGCCATCGCAACTCTTCAGAAAAGAGATTGCCTTATTCATCAGCTTTTGGCTCCTATACAAATTTTAAGATTAAAGGGTGAGACCAAAGCCCCACCCCGATTGTACTACTCTTGAAGTAGTTCTTTTTCTCCAGTAGAGAGCTTCTGCCCAATCTTAATTTTCTTAGGCTTCTGTTCTTCTGGAATGACATTCTCTAACAAGATACGAAGCATACCATTCTCAAGTCCTGCATCTTTCACAACTACTGTTTCAGCAAGTGTGAATGTTCTCGTGAATGCACGAGCCGCAATACCTCTATGAATGTACTCTTTATCGGTAGAGTCCTCGACCTTCCCTTCAACTGTTAGAACACCTTCTTTGACTTGAATGTCAAGAGAGTCATCGGTAAATCCAGCGACTGCCATTTCAACGATGTACGTTGTATCACTTTCTTTAGTGATATTATATGGCGGATATTTCTGGGTACCTCTATCAGTTGGTTGATGCATCGCTTGGATGCGTTCAAAGATTCTATCGAATCCTACGGTTGTAAATGGATCGTACTGTGTTTGCATATAAGTCATATTGACCTCCTGTTAAGCAAGGGTTATTGTTATGAGTCCCACTTGGGCAACTCACATGTATTTATACATGTTATATGGTAATGTTCTGAAAAAAGTTCATGATATTTCGTAATAGCATATATTACGTTTTGTCATAGTTGTTCATGATGGACGAGTATATTAGTTGTCGATTCCAGTTCTCATCTGAAGGAAGAGTATAACTGAAACTGTAAGATAAGTTATCCATGACAACGTGATTTTCAGGAATATCAAAATCTAACTCTAACTGTACGGGCTCTAAATCATAAAACTTAAAAGATGTCTGATACATTACTGAACTCCTGTAGAACCTAGACCACCAATTCTATCAGTTTTTTCAGTAGGCTCTTCATCTACCTCTACAAACCAAACTCTATTGTTTGCCACAATCTCTCCTTGTGCGACTCTATCTCCATCACGTAGCTGAAAAGGTTCGCTAGAAGAATTGAGCAACATAACGTATGTTTGTTGTACGTAGTCGGCATCCACAATGCCTTCACAGTTTGCTACTGTAATGCCTTGTTTCCAAGCTAGACCAGAACGTGGATGAATTCTTAAAGATTGTATCTCATCTAGATCAAAAATCAGTCCTGTAGGTACCAGAACTCTTTCTCCAGAGTAGATTGTTATAGAATCTTTATTGTAGCTAACTTTGCGCTTATCATTACGTGTGGTGATGATAGTGATCGTATCGCCATCTCGCATCGATGCCTTTAGATCAAAGCAGGCAGACCACTCTGTACCGTATACAGGCAGATGTGCCTCTGGAAAAATTTTGTATATTTTTAGATCGGTCTCAGCATCTAATGAATCGACGGCAGATCGCATGTCAATATCCCTAATCATAGTATAATCATCCTTAAAATCTATTATCGTTTTTTGCCTATGCTGTACTTAGCAATAAGTTCCCATTCGCCTTTTTCCTTGTGAGGAAGAATCTTGATCTGAGATAGCGGAGCAGTAGGCTCTGCGATTAACTCAGGAAGCAAAGGCTTAATTAACGACCACTCTTCGAGCAACTTCACGATAGTATTTCTACGTGCCATGTCCTCGTCAGAGAAGTCATTGATCTTTCCATCTAACATGAAAAGTTCTTTGAAGTGTACGATATAGTACTTGCCCTGCTTGTGCAGAATATGACAAGACTGGTACAACTTCTGTTCTTTTTTAGAGGCAATGCCAATACGAGTAAGAGTTTCTTTTACTTTAAGAAAGCTTTCCTCGTTGGGCAGAGTTACCTCTACTAGTTTTTCTAAAATGTTCATTTCTTCACACCACCTATTTCTTGTTGTTCTTTCATGATACTCAATTCATCACTAGACAACAAAGAAAGATACTCTTGACCTACTGTTCTATTACATAGATAGAACTCGCATATCATATCAAGGTCTTCATTACTAGCATTCTTAACCCACTTTGCCCATCGCTTTTTAGGTCTAATGCTATTTATAAGACACTCGTACTGGGGACGTTTGTCCAGTTGGTGGTATTGATTCATCAAGTTAGCATGAAGAATCGTATCAGGAAAGTAAGACAATGCATTATTTACTAGCCATGGCTCATAACCTTTCTCTGCAAGAACATCGTTC